GGGAGCGTGTGCCCGGAGCTTCGACTTTTCAGCGCCCTCGGCCATCTGTAGGGCGAGACGATCAGCGGCGGCCTGGTTGCGGGCCATCCCCTCGGCCATGGCCTTGCTGACCCGGGAGCCGACCACCCGAGCCTGCTGCTCGACATTGCCCGAACCGGCCTGGTCGATGTCGAGCTTGACCGGGATCTTGATGCCGTCGCGCTGCTTGTTGAAGAAGGCCGTGATGGCGAGCTGGGCATTCTTGAAGTCCGGGACGATGTCGACCGAAGCCGACCCTACGGTGTATGCCACGCTGCGCCCTCCTCCCGGCCTCGGGTCACTCTACGGATACTGGTCAGACGAGGTGGTACTGCCGGCGCATCCCGGTGGTGTAGTTCGCGGTCACCCGGCGATCGTCAGGATCGAGGTCTGGGTCGATGGCGCCACCGACATCGAGCGCGGCGAAGTCGATCAGGTAGCCGCTCGGGGTCTGTCGACCACGGTGCCCAAGGATGACCCGCTGGACGTCGTTGGAGAGCGCCACGGCCAGGTTGCGAGTGTCGTGGTAGCACGAGACCCGCATCGAGGCGTAGTCGGTTACCCCGGCCTCATCCTCCCCGCCGCCGATGCGCTGCACCCAGATGGTGCCGTTGGCCGCGTTCTGCGGGAAGAAGGTGACGACCTTGCCGGCCCCCCAGTAGGGCTCCAGCATGTCGATGTAGACCAGTTCCTGATCCGGGTAGGCCTGGGGCAGCCAATCGGGCAAGACGATGCTCATCGGATCCGCCTCCTCAGTGCGCCGGACAGGAAGCCGGTCTTCATCTCCTGGTCCATCGCGTAGGGGGCGTAGAAGACGACCCGCCAGGTGATGCGCGGCTCACCGCGCATCACCGGCTGGATGCCCGCGTTCTCCACGCGACCAGACGCCCGGTTGGTACCCGTGAGCACCCGGGCCCGGCTCTGCGCAACGCGGAGGGTCCGCTGGGCGCCCTCGCGCACCGCGTTGTTGATGAAGGGCGCTCGGCGCATCATCTGGCCGATACCGCTGCGATCCATGACATAACGCACAGTTACCTCCTAGTTGTGATCCGTGAGGTACCGCGCGCCCTTGGTCAAGAGAGACGGATCATCTCGGAACATCCCGAGACCACTGTTACAGCCACCGCAGAGCAACTTTCTCACGCCGCCCTTCCTATGGCAGTGGTCGACAACCAACTTCTCTGGAGCATCTCCGCAGATGGCACAGCATCCTTGCTGCGCATCGAACATCTGCTGCCATTGCTCGGGAGTGAGGCCGTAGCGAGCCAGGTTGTGCTTCCGGACTCGCTCAGGCGGCCGAGATATGTTGACGCGCGGAGTATTCCGACGATGCGCTGAATCGCAAGGCCGGCATCGAACACGGAGCACCGAGCCGTCCCAGGCAAACTGCTCGATCGGCAGGATCTGCTCGCAAGCTCGGCAGATACCGAACTTCTCTCGACAGTCTGGGCAGAGTCGGTGCGGGCGCCCCCGGCCCTCGTGTCTCCTACTCGCCCCACAACAGAAACAGAACGTGAGCATCCCGAGCGGATCCCCATGCCGTTTCCACGTGTAGTAGTGCCGGTGGCACCACCCGCGAGCCGCGTGCTCGTCGTCGCAACCGTCCACGGTGCACGTCCTGAGAATGGCCACGGATGCACGGTACCCAAAGAATAGCCATCCGGGTACTCAATGAGTCGCATCAGGTGACACGCTCCAGGGCTGCCTCGAAGCCGGGCTTCCAGCCGGTCATCGGGTGATCCCAGTCAGCGGCCTCGCCGACGACGCGGTACTTGTTGCCGTCGACCCACTCGACCTCATCGTCAGCGAAAACCCGGCGATCCCCGACCTGCGACGGGCCGAACAAGGTGAAGCCGACGATGACCGAGCCCCGGTTCTCGCCGGACGCCTCGTTGGAGTATCGGGGTGCGAGAGCGCAGCCGTCGATCGAGTGGTGGTAGGTGTAGGTGATGTCACCGTGGCGAACGTCTCGCACGCCTCGGTTGATCTTGGCGGTGCCGCCGAACGGGAACGGAGCCGGGCTGCTCACTGCATGGACCAGTCGGGCCAGCCCAGCTTGATGGTGCCGACCGTGACACCGGCGGTGGTCTCTCCCGCCAGCAACGCGAGGTCGTCATCGGGGAAGGTCTTGGTGCTGTCCGTGGTGTACCGCTTGGTCACCGACCAAGGACCGGAGGTCTGGGTCTCCGACTGCGTCTGCTGCTGCGACCCGGGAACGCGACGAATGACGGCGTTGACGACGGCATCCCGGGCCAGGATCGCCAAGTCCGACTCGATGGCCGGATTCTCGACGAGCAGGTTGGCGGCCTCGATGCGCGCTTCGAGGTCCGGCAGCATCGCCCGGAGACGGGCCGAGACGACAGTCAGCAGGTACTCGATCCGGGGCACGGATCCGGACGGAAGGGACCCCTCGTAGGCGGTCTCGACGTCTGTGGGTACGGCGAACTCCACCACGAGGGGTCCCTTCTGCTCAGACGACCGGCTTGCCGGCCGCCTTCAATGCGGCGATGATCTCGTCACGGCTGGCGTCCTCGGGCACCGAGACGTCGGGGTAGGTCGCAGCGTACTGCGCCCACGCCTCCTTGCCCGATCCCGGGCCGCCCTGCGGCGGTACCGACGCCTCACCGGAGGTCTCGCCGCCCGGATCGGACGGACCCTCCTGCTCGTCGCCCTTGACTTCGTCGACCGTCAGACCGGCGTCAGGGCTGGGATCGCCGTTCACGACGACCTCGTCACCTGGCTCATCATCGGAGTCGACGACGTCGGGGCCGCCGGGCTGGGACGGTCCCTCCTGGGCGTCGCCCTTGATGACGTCGATCGTCTGGCCGAGCACGACGCCGTCCCAGGTGGTCAGACGCGACTCCGCCACGGGCGGACCCTCGGTCGGGGAGGTGACGACCGTCTGGTACTCGGCCTTCTCCTCGAAGCCCTCGGGAACCTCATCGTCCGCGCCGATCACCCGCGAGTCGAGGATCACCCCTCGCTCGTCCTTGGAGTAGACGATGCGACTCCAGTCCTCGTTGCCGGCCATTACGGCGCCACGTCGAGGATCGAGAGGAGCTTCGGGCCGGTGATGACGGGCATCGCGAGCGCGTCGACCTGGACCTCCTGCCGGAACGGGATGCCCTCGCCCTTGTTGACGATGCCGACGATGCCAGCCGCCTCCTCGAACGAGAACTCGACCTTCTGCGAGTTGACCAGCTCCAGCGCCGTCACCGTGGTGCCGAAGGCCGTGTGGCCCAGGTCGTCCAGGTTCGGGGGCAGGAACAGCACCTTGTCCGACGCGAGCGTGCGGGTGGTGACGCCGTCCACGTCCACATTGCTGTCATAGGTCGGCAGCAGCGTGAGGCCGTCGTACTCGTCCGCGACCAGCGTGGCCAGCTCGTTCTCGCTGACCTGCGTGCGCCCACCGGTGGAACCGAACACCGCGTCGATGACCTGCTTGTTGCGGCGCAGGTTCCGGCGGGCGGTGGTCGACATCACGACGAACCCCGGCGCGAAGCCATTGTTGTCCTTGTAGACGTCGCTCACCGTCTGGATGTCGGTCAGCGCCGGAGCGGTGGCGACGGTCGCCCAGGCGGTGCCGACGGTCGTCTTCTGGCCGCCGGGGACGCCGAAGTCGAGCACACCGGCCGAGCCGGTGATGCCGCCCTCGGAGATGGTCAGGATGCCGTCCGAGAGGGCGTCACCCCAGGCCAGCTCCAGCCGGTTCTGCACCTCGCGGGTGAGCTGGGTGGAGTCGTTGTAGATGGCGCGAGCGAGACGCTGCTCGTTGCCACCGGCGACCCCCATGGTGCTGTACTGGTACTGCAGCCGCTCGTACTCGCCCATGTCCAGGGAGGACGACAGCGGGATGAAGCGGATCTTCGACTCGGACCCGACGTCACGGGTGCTCTTGTGCACTCGCGCGTCCCACGCGCGGTACCGCGCGGTGCGGTTGGTCCGCTGGATCTCCGACATCTCGATCGAGTCGGTGTCGTGCATCTGCTGCCCGAAGAGGTTGAGCAACCCCAGGTTGGAGGGGTAGGGCAGCTCGCGCATGTAGAAGGTCTGCGCATCCGGCGCGACCGGGGCATCCCAGAAGATGGCCATGTTGTTTCAGTCTCCTGTGTCTCGGCCGGTCAGGGGGTGACGTCGTCGAACTGGATACGCGGCATCTGCGTCTTCGCCTGCGCCAGCGTCGGACGGCCACCGGCGGGGAGCCGGTTGAAGTCGACGTTGGCGTTGTTGCGCACGAGGGCGCCAGCCGCGTCCTGGGTGAGATCGGCGAGGTTCGGGATCACGATCGACCCGAACAGGATGCCGTGCTCACCGGAGGCAGCGACGTTGTCGAACGGACCCCACAGGCCCGAGGCGAGGCGGCTGACCACCGTGCCGTTGGGGATGAAGCCGTTGGGGTAGTGCGTGCCGGCGGTGAACGCCGAGATGTCGAGGGTCGCGGTCGGGTTGTCGCCCGGCTTCGTGCCCTCCTGGCCCAAGAGCCACGGACGGCTCTCGGACTGGTAGGTCGTGGTGGTGCGGCTCAGGAACGTAGCCACGGGTTCTCCCTGATGTCAGGACGATGGGGGACTGATCACTTGCGGAGGCCGCCAAGGGCGCCTCGGTTGGCTCCGGGGTCGATGTAGCCCCGTCGCTTGGCCTCCTCCCGGGCGATCTGCCGGGGGTCGGTCCGCTGGTTGTGCTCACCCTGGCGTCCCTGACCGGGAGCGCCACCGCCGGTGGAGCTGGTGGCGGGGGCGACGCGAGCGAGGTGATTGGCGACCTTGGTCGTATCGACCTTGCCGTTCGCGTCGAGGAACTTGCCGGGGTCGATCACATCGAGGATCTCGGTGATCTCGTCCGTGGACTTGCCGCGCATCTGCAGGGAGGCGGTGAGCGAGACGACGACCGCGTCCCGCTGACCTTCGGCACGAGCTGCGTCGATGCGAGCCTGAACGGCTGCGTCGTCGGACTGTGCGCCCTGCGTCTGCTGCTGGTCCCGGACTGTACCGGACGATCCGCCGTTCTGTCCCTGCAGCTTCCGCTCGGCTTCTTCGCGAAGATGCTGCTGCTTCTTCGACTCGGCCCGCCAGTAGTTGGCCAGGTGCTCCGGCTTCATGTCCTTGGTGGCGGTGTTGAGCGGGTACAGCTCGTTGCCGTTGTCGTCCTTGGCCATCTCCGGGACGGTCTGCTGCTGCTGGTCGCCGGTCTGCTGGTTCTCACCACCGGTGCCACCACCCCCACCCTCGGCGGACGTGCGGGCGAAGCGGGAACGGGCGAGGGTGCGAGGGTTCACGAGGTGGGCTCCCAGATCGGGGTCATTGACCACCGATCGGTGGCCGTACAGCACATGATGCCCTACGACGCGTCGAGAAGCTCTAAACGGCCCCTCAGGGCGAGGGGCCGGAACCGTGCCCGAGGGTCAGGTCGCAGGCAGGTAGGGCATCGCGAGGTGCCCGGCGAGCCGCCAGCCGAGGTACTCGTGACCGGCGTCGGTGGGATGGCTTCCGTCCGAGGCGATGTAGATGTCGGAGTTGCCGTTCCCGGTCGTCGCGCCGACACGGCCATTGCCGGTGATCCAGCCCTCCTGGATCGGCGAGATGTAGCGCAGCCCCCGGGCTTCGACGAGCGGCTGCAGTGCCAGGTCCATCGCCACGTGCTCGGCCTGGGCGTAGCCAGCTCCCTTCGGTGACCACGGGCCGACGACGATCAGCTCGGCGTTCGGTAGTCCGGCGGCGATGGCGTCGTACACCGTGGTGGCGGCCGTGAGAACCGAGGCCGGGCTGCTGCTCCACGCCGTGGCATCGTTGATGCCGAACGCGAGGATCACGATGTCGCCGCCGAGCGTGATCACGTCGTTGACGTAGCGGTCCACCAGCGACTGACGAGGGCCGTCAGCCACGTAGCCGGTGCCACCGGAGCCGAGCTTCCACAAGTCGGGCCAGCCCATGTGCCAGGACACCCAGGTCGCGAAGCCGAACCCGGCGGAGGTTCTGCCACTGCCCTCGGTCCAGGAGTCACCGTGGACGGCGACCTTCGGGCCCTTCGCGGGGCTGAGTGGGTAGCGGATGGTGACGGTCGCCTCAGTGTCGTAGCCGACGAAGGAGGCGTCCCCGTCCCAGGTCTCCATGGTGATGAGCCGGTCGGCTGCGTTGGTGAACGTGAGCGGAACTCGGGCGTGGCCGCCGCCGCTGACTCCGGCGGCGGAGAGGACGGCCGGGGTGATGGTGGCGACCAGGACGTCGTCGACGAGGATCCGCTGCACCGCCGATCCGTTGTTGAACAGGATCACGTCGATCGCTGCGCCCGCGTAGCGGGTGTCGATCCGCAGCCCTGGGCCGACCTGAGTTCCCGGGGCATAGGTCAGGATCGTCGAAGCGGCGCGCACCCACGAGTTCGGCGAGGCCTGCACGACCCGTCCCGAGACGACCCGCATCGCCGGGTTGACCACGCCCGTCCAGGCGGCGCGGCGGGCTGCTGAGGGAATCGCCGAGGCGGTCGACGTCGGCACGATCGTCCCCACCGTGACGCCGTTTGCGGGCACGGATCGGCTCCCGGTCGTGGTCGCCCGCAGACGCTTCCCTCTGACCAGAGCTGCGCGCCGGAGTGGCGCACGCTCTAGGGCCGCCCTCAGTGCGTCTGAAGCGACGATCTCGTCCATCGTCGGGTACTGCGGATACGGGTCCGGATTCGGTGCCACCGGCACTGCAGGCAGGGCGGGGGGTGGGGTCGCCGAATCGACGATGCCTACCTCGACGGCGCCGTAGGGCTGTACCAGGAACCGGGTCCGGGTGATCAGGGCGAGATTGTTGGCATCGACGTCGAGCACACCGGCGTGGAACGCTCCGGCCCCCTGTACCTCGAAGTCGCGTGCCGTCGGCAGGGTGAAGCGAACGACGTTCGGCATGGCCGCCATCATGCCCTACGCAGCGTCGAGAAGTTCCTGAAGCTGCTCCAGACGATCGGAATCCCACTGCGACAGCCGGTTCTTGGCGCGCATCTCGGCGACCTGTCGCTCCAGCTGTGCCTTGCGCCGCGCAGCAGCTTCCGGCGAGAGCTGGTTCCGCACCTGGCGGGGGCCCTTCATGGTGCCGTCGACCGGCACGAGGATCGGCCCCAGCTCACCGTTCTGCCGGACGTCGAACCGGGTCGAGGACAGGGCCCGCGACTCCGTCGTCCCGCCGGCCGCCTCGTAGATGCGCGCGAGGTCGTCGCTGTTGAGCTTCAGCCCGGGGTCGAGATCCCCGACGACCGGCAGAATGGTGCACTTGCAACCCGGGTGCAGGTCCATCTTCTGGATACGCCCGTAGACCCGGTCGGCGGCGGCGATGCAGAGACCGCAGACCGAGCCCAGTTCCGGATGGATGATCCGGCGCCAGCCGGTCGCCTGCGGGAACCGGTAGAGCACCTGCTGCGCCGAGAGGGACCGGGCGAGCTGCAGGTCGGTCCGTGCCTGCTTCTCCAGTCGTTCCCGGGCCGTTTCTGCTGCTTCCTCGATCGGCAGGTTCTCCACCGAGTGCAGGTAGCGAAGCTGCCGGACCGGTCGCTGGTAGACGTCGTCGGGGTAGGCCCCCAGACGCAGCGCGTCGGGCAGCTCGACGAGCGTCGTGTTCGGCAGGTCGAAACCCATCTCGGTGACCTGCTCGCGCAGGTACGCCTCGGTGATCTGGCCGGCGGCCCGCTGAGCGGCGATCACCAGCTGGGCGATCTCGGTGGCGAACTCCTGCACGAGGTTCCCGGCGTAGTAGGCCGAGAACGCCGACCACAGGAGCAGGATCTCCTCGACGAGGTTGTCGAGGATCTCGTCCTGCGCATCGGCCTCGGCCTCGACGAGGAGCGCGACCTCCGAGCCTTCCGGCAGATCCTCGATCTGCGGGGCGTAGGGGACGGTCACCGCTGCATCTTAGCCACCGATAGCGCCCCCTTACGGCCTTCAGGCGTCGAGGGGCGGCGGCACCTGATTGCGCTGATTCCCCGACCGGTCGATGACGGGCAGCCGGTTCCAGGCGTTCGGATGCAGCACAACATGGTCGGCGCTCACTGGCCGAGGAACTTTTCCTTGCGGACCCGGTGGTGGCCGAACCAGATGTACTGGCCGTTCTCGATCGGGTCGCCGAGGGTGCCCAGCGGGTTGCCCGTGTTGGCGATCGTCTCCAGAACGACCGGCTGGGTGAAGTGCGGTCCCTTGGCGATCACGATGGAGTCGGTTGCGCTGACCGCGCCACCTTCTCCGGTGTGCACCCACATCAAGTTGCCCTCAGAGGTGAGGGTCATCTGCCGCATGGTCCCGGCGTAGGCGTGGGGCATCG